ATACCGAATATAATTTTTTAAAGCCCTAATAGCGGTTAATTTTGCAAATATGAACACTGTATTTCTACCCAAACAAAAAGTTTCAGAAGCTGAAAAAAGAAAGGACGGCTTTGCATGGGCAAAGGCAACCATGCGAGCTATCCTTGATTTTTCTGAATTTGGTACGACAAAAGGTGTTACTTATGAAAAGCTTTACAAAGCTTATGCGGGAGAAATTGATAAGGTAGATTACAGTTATGTTACAGATCCTTACAAATCTAAGGACGGTAAAGTTCGCAGAATGCCCGCAAGAATCCGTAACTACAACATCATAAAACCTGTTGTGGATTTACTTGTAGGGGAAAAGTCAAGGAGACCTTCTTCTTACACTGTTGTAAATGTTAGTCCTGATGCTGTAAATAAGTTTCAGGAAGATAAACGTCAGTTGACACTTCAATACCTCAAACAGCTTTTCGTCAATATTGCCAATCAAGAAGGAACAGAAACCGGTCAGGAACCATATGATACCAGTGTTTTAGAAAAACAACTCAGAACTTTCAGTACTACTTATAAGGATGCTATTGCTGAGATGGGTCAGGAAGCTCTTGAATATCTTAGGTTTAATTTGAAACTGGATGACCATCTGCTTACTGAAATTTTTGATTATATAGTAACTGGTACAGCTATAAGCTATAAAGGTTTAAGTAGCAATGATGTTGATTATGAACCTGTTAGTCCTATTGATATTGATTATGATAAGTCTCAGGGTGTAAAATACATTCAGGATAGTTCTTGGGTAGCACGCAGGCAAAGACTTACAATCAATGACATCGTAGATAAGTTCTATGATGAGCTTACATCGGAAGACATAGACGAACTTGAAAGCGAGCATATGTCTTTTGGAAGCGACTGGTTATCGGGACTTCTTTCTGAAGATTATGATACACCAAAACGTTCTCTTCCTGTTTATCATGTTACCTGGAAAGCATTTGCAAAAATTGGGTTTGTTACTAAACCTAACGAACTTGGAGAGCTTGAAACAATAGAGGTTAACGATCAGTACGAACCTTTACCAGGAGAAGAAGTAGAATGGTATTGGGTAAACGAAGCTTGGGAAGGATACCGTCTTGGAAATGATAAATATATTGGTATCGGTAAAATTCCAGGACAAAGATCTTCCATTGATAATCCTTCGAAATGCAAACTTCCATACAACGGTGTAATTTATGCCGATAGGTTTGCAGATCCTATTTCTGTTGTAAGTATTGGTCTTCCTTATCAGATCCTTTACAATATTTTCCATTACCGGCTTGAGTTATCCATTGCAAAAAACAAGGATAAGATCATGCTGATGGAAATGAACACTATTCCAAAACGTCACGGCTGGGACGAAGAAAAGTTCATGTATCACGCAGATGCAAACGGTTTTGCTTTTGTGGATTCAACTTCTACTTCCAGAACTGGTAAAGATGTAAACTTCAACCAGTGGACTGTTTTGGATATGTCTTTGGGTCAGTATATCTCTTCTCAGTTTGAATTGCTTGAAGCGATCAAAATGGAGTGGGAACAACTGATGGGTATTACTCCACAAAGGCTTGGAAATATTCAAGCTTCTGCTGGTAAATCCACAACAGAAAGAGCAGTATTTCAATCTTCTGTAATAAGTGAGGAACTATTCAGAAAATTTGAAGGCTTCGAACAAACCGAAATGCAGGGTCTCTTAGATCTTTCGCAAATAGCATGGGTTGATGGCAAGAAAGGAATGTACATCAATTCAGATGGAAAAAATGCTGTTTTGAATATTGATCCTGAAACTTTCCCACATGCAGAACTTGGAATATTTGCCTGGTACTCTGCTGAAGAGAAAGATAAGCTCGAAGCCTTACGTCAACTCAGTTTGGAATTTACCCAGAACGGTTCTAAACCTTCTACTATTGCTGAAATACTTGATGCTAAGAACTTTGCTAAAATCAAGTCTATTCTTAAAGAAGTTGAAAAACGTCAGGAAGAATTTGAACAGGCGCAAGCACAAGCACAACAGGAAGGTGCTGAAAGGTTAGAACGGATACGGATCGAAGATCGTGAAGATCAGCAAGCTTTCCAGGCTGAACTTAAAGAAAAAGAACTTCAGAATAAAATTGATTTAAAACTGCTGGATAAAGATTCCGGCGATGAAAGTATCAAATCTGAAGAGCTAAAAGAAAAGGAAAGATCTAATCGGGCGAAAGAAGACATTGAAAGAGAAAAACTTAAAATAGAACGTGAAGTACTAAAAGTACAAGAACGGATTGCAAAAATGAATGCTAATAAATCAAAAGTAAAGTAGTATGGAATTCAATTTGGATAATGTTACAGTAGAAGATCTCTTTGGAGAATCAACAGAAGAGATTCAAGATGATCCTAAGTCTCAAGATTCTAAACCATCGGATGATCCAAATCCTGATGAAGATGATGATCAGGAAGGTTTGGATGAAGGCGGTGATGGAACAGATGGTTCTGGTGATGACCCTGATGGTGATAAAGACGGTGACGAAGGTGGTGATTCAGATAATGATGGCGATCAAGATAATGATGATGGAGGAGGTGAAAGCCTGATTTCAGAAATCTCAGCAATGCTTGGCTATGAAGTTGAAGGAGAATTCGAAGAATCGGTAGAAGGTATTGCTCAATACACGAAGAAAGTTGCAGATCAGATGGCTAACCAAAAGTTTGCAACACTGTTTGAAAAATTTCCTGCTGCCTATGAATTCATTCAGCATTTAGCTGCCGGTAAAAGTCCTGGAGATTTTAGTGTGTCTGATGAACCTTCGTATGTCAATACAGATGTCAAGTCTGCTTCAGATGATACTTTGAAACAGCTTGTAAAGGATTCAATGAAAATCCAGGGTTATGAGGATGATGAAATTGAGGAAGCATTGACTGATTATGAAGATACAGGATTGCTCAAAAACCAGGGAAAGATTGCTCAGAATTTCCTGAAGAAACACTATCAAAAGGAAAAAGCTCGTAAGCAACAAGAACTTGAAGCTGAAAATCAAAGGATTAAAGAACAGCAAGAAAGAACTATTTCCGAAGTAAAAGAAACTATTCAATCAGGCGTGCTCGGTGGAAATTTTGTAATTCCTGAAAAGGAAAAATCAGAATTCCAAAAATGGATGTTCTCAGCTGGTAAAGATGGTAAAACTGCTCGTGATGCAGATATGGCAAAAATGACCGTAGCAGATAAACTTGCTTTGGAATATTTGTATTTCAAGAAATTTAATATCAACGATATAGCTCTAAAGAAAGCCAAAAGTCTTAACGCGGAAAAACTTCGTGAACGACTTAAAACCACTAAACCTAAAAAGATGGGTACAGGTGCAAGGGTAACAGGAAAAACCAGTGTGGATATTCCTGACTTTGGAGCCTTATTCGGATAAAGACCTATTAGTAAACAAGCGAAAGTATAAAGCCTTTTAGTAGCATCAGCCATTAAGTAAATCTCTCAAAGTGTGGGGGATAGCAATATTTATTAACTAAAATTTTTTAAAAATGGCTGCTTCAAACATCGAAAAGCTACGACTTACCTACGATATTTTCAATTCGGATGGTATGACGGACGAAAATTCGCTTGCCAACGCAATGCTCACCCAGCCGGATAAGCTATCCCCAGTGATTACGCACCTGGCTGGTCGTGAAGACAGGCGATTCCCGCTGTCCTTCTTAACTGAAGGAATGAACAATGTTAAAGAACTCAATGACATTGAGTATGATTATCCGGTAATGGGTCGTCTGACCAAAGCTGTAATGGCTGTTGCTGTAAAGGGTAATGGTATCGGTGGATCACGGGTTTATTTAACATTTCCAGAAAAACGTTTTGTAAAACAGTACATCATTGAATCCAGTGATGGTTTACAGCTTCGCATCGAAGATGATGCAGTAGAAGGTGATGGTGGCTGGGTATATCCCTGTGTCATCGCTTCTATGGAGCATGAAACTATTTTGGAATCTGATGTAGTTGGAAAAATGTGGAGCCAGTTGTTTGCTCCTGTTACTCCTTATGGTGGTTCTACTGGTAACGAAAGCTACTGGTCAGCTCCGTCCATGATGCGTAACCAAATTACTGCTATTCGTAAATCTTACCGCTTTGAAGGTAATGCTCAAAACCGTGTTGTAAACATTGAGTTCAATGTTCCTGGTAAAGGCAAAACTTCTCTTTGGGTAGATTTCGAAGAGTGGCAGTATATGCTGCAATGGAAAGAGGAAATTGAAACACTTTACTGGTATTCTCAGTACAACCGTACTAAAGAAGGTAAAGTACTCCTCAAGGATGCAAACGGTAAGATCATTACCATTGGTTCTGGTGTTTTGGAACAAATTCCTAACTACGACACCTATGCCAAGCTGACTGCCAAAAAGCTTAAAAGTGTTGTTCGTGATGCGCTCTATGGTGCTTCTGATGCTCAGAAAATGAACATTACTCTGTTCACCGGTACTGGTGGTATGGAAGAGTTCGATGATGCAATGAAAGAAGAACTGGCTGCTGGAGCCTACATCAAAAACACCGATCCTAAATCATTCGTATCTGGATCTGGAAGAAACCTTTCTCTTGGTGGATTCTTCACTCAGTACGAGCATGTGGATGGTCATGTTATCACTGTTCGTAAGCTTCCTTTGCTGGACAACGGTCCGAGAGCAAACAACTCTTACAAACACCCTCGTACAGGTTTGCCGCTTGAATCATACCGTATGATCTTCCTGGATATGTCGGTTTATGATGGCGAACCAAACGTGAAAATGGTGAAACAGAAAAACCGTGGTGAAAGGCGTTGGGCTGTTGCCGGTATGGAAATTCCTCGTGGATTCTCCGGTAACAATATCCGTGCTAACGACATTGACGGAGCTTCTGTACACTTCTTCAAAACAGGCGGTATCTCTATTCGTAGGGCTACTAACTGTATCCACCTCGAATGTGTACGTCAATAATCTAAAAAACAAGTATTTAAGGGTACGGTGTAATGCCGTACCCTATTTTAAATTAAAAATAGTATGAGTTCAAAAGTTATAGAAATCAGAAGAAAACCTAATAAAACTAATCTCCCGGATCATCTTTACGAAGATTCTACACGCAGTATTGGCGCAACATTAGGATCTGCCGGAGAAATTGTTCATGGGCTAACTGTGGAAGAAGTTGAAAAATTCATGCCTTCACTTCTTGGCATAAGTCAAAACTCTCCTTCATTTTACAAATCAGTCGAAGACTATTTTGCTTCCTTGTCTCTCAAGGTCGATAATACAGGTCTTCGTCTTGAAATTGGTGTAGATAAAGATGAAAAGCCTATCAACGTTCAGGATTTTATCCATTACAAATTTGCATTGGCTAACCCTAAAGTAGCCGCAACAAAAGACCTTGTAGGTGTTGCATCACAATTCTACATTTATGATCCTAAAGAGGAAACAGAAAAGAAATTTGCTTCATTACAGCGAAGAAAAGAAGCTGAAAGAGAATTTATTAAAGTTACATCTGATTCAAAGAAGATGTTACTTGTACTCACAATTCTCGATCCTTTTGCGCTCAAACTCGACACACAAGAGCAGGAACTCAGACTTGATTCTATTAAAGAGTCTAACCCTGAGAAATTCCTTGCTGTTGTCACTGACAAAGATTTGGAGACAAGAGCATTCCTTGAAAAATGTGTTTCTGCACAGGTAATCAAACGTATTGGAAATATTTACCTGAATGGTGATGAGAAACTGGGTAACACCATGGAAGAAACAATACTTTATTTAAAAGACCCAAAAAATTCTGAAGTGCTTGCAACTTTAAAAGCACGGGTTAAAAACTTTAAATAATTCTGAACTATGAGTACTGAATGGTTTTGGTTTATAATCAGTCTTGCCGGTGTGCTTATTGGAGCACTTGGGAAAATTTTATACCAGATAATCATCTCCTGGCAAAGCAATGTAGAGAAGAGTATCAGTAAACTTTCTATCGAATTACAAGAAAAGTTTTCTGAGAGTCTCGACTCTATAAAAAACCTTTCAGACACTTATCTCAGAAACCAGTTAACACTGTTTGATAAACTCACTGAAGTGGAAAGTAAAATCTCCTTGGTTCAATCCGAGGAGAAAACTTTCCATAATTCATGTAATTCTACTCACAAGGCAATTAATCGGAAGATTAATGCACAAACTAAAAAATTGAATGACCATGAAAGAAAAATTGAGCAGCATGGCGAAGCTATTAAAAGGATTGAAGAATGTCTGGATAAACCTTGTAAAGAAGTTTAACAGAAAAGTTACCATGTATTTTTTGATGTTCGGTTTGGCAACAGTACTGTACATCGGATTTATATCAATTCTAAGCCTTGCTCCTGAGTTTTCAGGTATTCCCTATGCAATTGTAAAGATTGTAATTGGGGTAATTACATTGAAACTTACGGATGAACTAATGCTGTATGAAATTGACACAATGCAACTATTGAAAGAAAATGCGACTGCTTACGCTATTTATATTCTTGCTTACGGGATTATCGTTGCACTCACAGTGTCAGGAGCCTAAACATTTAAAACTTGCGTTATCCTATGAAGGTCATACGGAAGTTAACAAAAACTCTTCTCCTGAAATTGATAAGTTCCTAAAGTACACAGGGTTTCCACCAGGAACACCCTATTGTGCTGCTTTTGTGTCTTCAATAATAGGATGGTCAGATGTTTCTTACCCAAAAATAAAAACAGCTTTAGCTACAAATTTTATTACACCTAAATCTGTAAAAGCTTCTGATGTACTTATAGGTATTAAAAAGGTTAAATCCGGAGATATTATTGTCTGGAGAAAAGGAGAGACAATATTTGGTCATACTGGATTTGTAGTCTCATGGGATCAGAAATCAGGAAAAACCATAGAAGCAAATACCAGTTCAGGGAGCAAAGGATCTCAACGGGATGGCGAAGGGATATATGTTCGATACAGAACTATTATTCCAGGTGCGGCATTTAGAATAACACATTTTACACCTGTTATTTATGAGTAAGGCAGTTTTTATATTAATGGTTGTCTTAATGACTTTTAGTGCCTGTAACAGAAAGATTACAACAGTCATTAAATCAGATAAGAGAACTGTTTTCAAGGATACTTTGTTGGTTGTTTCTATACCGCATCAGGAAGTATCACTTGAAAAACTTATCGAACCTTTAAGAGACTCTTCTTTTTCTGACAGTTTAGAAGTCGAAACAGAATTTGCCAAAGCAAAAACTACAATTAAAAACGGGGTATGGAAGATAGAATTAGAACAAAAGCCTGAACCTGTTAAGGTTAATGTAGAAAATGCTATCAAGGAAACAACAGAATTAATTACTACGGAAACTGAAATTCAAAAGGGTAGGAGTGGTTTAGAATGGTTTGGTATCTATTCTATCATCATTTTATCAATCGTATTGCTGGCAGTACTATTATACATCATTTTAAAGATTAAGCCATGACAACACAAGAAATTCATACTTATATTGACCAGGGACTTCAGAGGATGGGATACTTTGTTTTAGATCATTTCCATAAAGAAGAAATAGATCTTCATATTAATAGTGTTATTCGCACTATGGTTTCTGCTTACCACATGGCTTCTGATTTCGAAAAGATTAACAGTCTGATAAAAACAGCAACCTTTACCTTAAATTTACAGGAAGGTTCAACTTTTATCAGTTTGCCAAAAGATTACTTTGCTTTAAACAGTGCTTCTGCAAAAGCAAAAGTGTCTTCGTGCCAAGCAACACAAGCTTCACCTGAAAAAGTAATACCAGTAATTATTTCCACTCCGATAGACAAGGATACTACTAAACTTAATCCCTTTTCCAGAACATCTGATAAAAAGGTTTTAGCAGCATTATCTAATAATTCAATCGAAGTATTTGGTGATAAAAGGGCTATAATTGGTGTAATTATCCTTAATTATACTTGCAAACCAGAGACTCTTAATGTAATTTCGTATCCAGATAGGGAGCCAAGCCTATTAGTATCAACGCATGATCAGATTGTAGATCTGACAATTGAGAAACTGAAGCGGATAATAGAATCAAGTGTACAGTAATCCTCCCAGCTAAAATAATTCTATTAATATTCAAATCGCTTAAAAATGAAACAGTTAATCGTAGCATCTCTTCCAGCGTTAGCAACTACTGTACAAGATCTTGCTCCTGGTGAAGGAGGTTTTTTGACTGACATCGAAAACCCCAATGCAGTAGCTATTGACCTTGATGGCGTTGATAAGGATGCAAAAATCCAAGTTGTTCACAAAACAAAGAAAGGTAAAGTTCAGGTTTCTCCTGTATTCACACTTAACCAGATTGCTGAAGCACTCTACAAGGTTTACAATGCCGGAACAAAACAAAAATGGACTATCACTCCTGTAATCCCTGCCGTACAGGAAAGGGGAATGGAATGGACAGTTAAATTGGTTGACACAACCGGTGGAAATCTTTCTGTTGATCAGAAATCATTCAATGTTGTTCATTCTGGTGTTGATTTTACAGCAGCTTCTTTGGTAGCCGCTTTCAAAGAAAAAATCAACAACAGTACTTTCAAAGCTGTTGCAACCGGAACGGATACCTTGATTGTAGAAGCTGAAACTCCGGACAATCATTTCTCGGTAGCAGTTGACAACGAGATGGAAAATGCCGGTGTTGTGCTGACCACTAAAGCTATGCCTTCAAGTGGTACCACTGAAAAAATGAAGGAACTGGAAAAACAATGCCAGTCATTCTCAGAAGGTGTTACTAACAAGGTTATGTATCCTACTGTTATTCCTGACAGCGAAATCGCAGACGGAAATTACAACACTCACATCTTTACCCTTATGCTTCCTTACAATGCTAAGGATGGCAATGCGCCAAGGAAATACAACAGGCAGATGCTTTACATTGCATCAACTGTTGCAAACAATCCATTGGGTAAAGAGCTGTTCGATCAGGTTTAATTGAATGATCCCCTTCAATGGGGATCTTCTTTTTAATTTTCAATAATATGTTGTACAGGGCATACATAAATTTTCCAAAAGGTCAGTACCTCACTTTGAGTACATTCCCACAGTCTGATACTCCGGAAGAAGATACCTATATCAGTTGTGATACGGGTGTGGATTCTGAAACTGGAAGGCTTTTTATCGTAGAAACGGTTGAGATGGTTGCCAGAAAATTGCTGGCTTCCCCAAAAGCATACACTTTAAGTGCTGTACCACAACCGTTTAAACATTTATACTATCCTGGCGGAGTTTACAGAATAACTGTTATTCCTGTTGAAGGAATGACTCCTATTGATCTTGATCCTGTACTAAACACTGTTTATGTGGATTTTGCCCTTAAAAAGGTAGCAGAACTGATTATGGTTACTCGTTGCAAAGTTTGTGACGTAGAACTTGGAGAAGTAATGCAGCTTGGTAATGCTATCTTAACCCTTAAACAGTCTGCACAAATAGCTTTCAATGATGGAGAATATACACAAGCATCCAATTTCATTGAAACAGCAGAACGTATGGTGAATAAAGTATTGAAATGTATTGAGGAGTTTATAAATGCAAAACGTAAGTTTCAGTTCTGATTTTAGTTCCGAACAGGAATACCTTCAATCTCTTGAAAGAGATATTGT